TTCATTAGCAATCGCAGTACTCGTAGTGGTGGCAACTGTGACACCAGTGCTTTCGTCAGTGGTGCGATAGTATTGTGCATCAGTCTCATCAAAGTCACTATCGGCGTCATATGTGAATTGACCAGCGGACCTATTTGGCCAAGTATTACTGTTAGCAGCACCGCCGAGTTGGTCATCTCCGGGGAAGATGTGGTTGTGCTCTGGATCAGTAACTGTAGATGTAGAGGTCGATGTTGCGGTGTGATCGTGTTGAACAACCACAGCATTAGCACTACCACCAGTTGTACCAGCGGTGTATGTGTCACCCGAAGACAACACAAATCGATCCTTCAGGTTAGGAGTATTGTTGTTACCATCACAGAGTGCCCATCCGGAAGGAACACTACCTCCACTCCACATGATAATACCACCAATAGGAGTAATACCATTACCAGAGAAGGTGTCAGCAGTACATGTACCGCCCACAGTAGCATTATTGGTAACAGAAAGAGTATTAGCAGTCAGAGTGTTACCACTGAATGTAAGACCACTATTGTCTTCCAGTTCTCCAGATGCACCAACAATAACAACGCGAGATGTCGTCAGATCGCTGACCTTTGCACTACCAACAACAGCAGTATTCGATGTGAAGTCAGCACTAACAGACAAATCACCAGTCAGTGCACTGTCACCAGTGACTGCGAGTGTGTTAGAACCAGCAGATGCAGCACCCAGGGCAAGTTTGTCGAAGGCGAAATGATCTGTTTGATCAACAGTGATAGGACCAAATCGCTTCCAAGGTTGAGAAGAATCAGTGGTACGAACCCAACCGATGTATCCTCCCTTCTCAAATGTGGTGTTCAGAATGATCTGATCCGTGCTGGATGTGGGAGCAGTTTGATTGCTACCATTGATACCAACAAATACGCTGGTACCAACATCACCACTACGATTACCCTTCAGTTGGATGTCAACCAAAGAACTATTACCAAGACTGTAGAAGTTTTGCTTGACAGTCAGGTCATTGAAGTCAACCGCAGGAGGAATCTCCGTTGCCAGAGTGGTATCAAAAGCATTGATAGTGAACTTCTCTTCACCAGTCAGAGCATCAATCTTCTTACGACCGATGAAGTATTCGCCCCGGTCATTCATGCCGGAGTAAACAACACTACCACCGCGAGAAGATACAGACTGGGCAAGCAGTTGCTGCTTATCATCCAGGACACGATCTTGCGTCTGGGGCAAGGCAGTGCTATAGTTACCAGGTCCGTAACCAACATACTCAAAGGTGTGTCCAGAAGCACGGATCACACTGTGACGACGCTGCTCAACAGGCAGAACTTTGATCTTGACAGCGGCAGAATACTGGTTGTGTGCTTCTGGGTTGGTGCCCAAGCAACCACGGATGATTCCATTCTTCGCGTTGTTTGAGATACGAACAATCTCATTCTCAATCTGAAGATAATCGCCGCGACGGATCTTATTGTTATCTTGCAGAGTAATACTAGTGGAACTAGTTGTAAGACCAGAACTAATCTCAGTCGTTACACCACCATAGATGGAGATCGTTTGTCCCTTAGAACGGTTGCTGATACCAGCACTGTGTGCAATACAGTTAGGACCGTTGAAGTTAGGTGATGTCGCTGACGGGATAGAAACTGTCAGAGAAGAACCATAACCGATGCGATCCAGGACAGCAAACTGACCATTGTAGACACTGTTAGCACCACTGATAACAATCTCATCACCACGACGCAGACCGATGTCACGGTTCATCGTGATTGTTGCGATTCCGCTAGAAGAATCGTGGACAATGTTGGAGACCGCAGTGGCAATACCCACGTGGTAAACAAAACCACCAGTGGATGCAGCAGACACAGTGCCTTCATACATCAGGATCTTAGGATCCGTTACATTGGTAATTCTTTGCAGACCATTGTACGCAGTGCTAGTAACACCGACCACCTGAATAACATCACCAACGTTGTTATCAATCTCAGTGACTGTAACAGTTGCATCAGTTCCAGATGCAGAGAAAGGAACACCTTTGACTGTCAGAACATCGTTGACACTGTATCCAGAACCAAAGTCAACAACATCGAGCGAGGAGATAACACCGGCAGCAGCAACAGTAACATCAGCAGTTGCACCTTTACCAGTACCACCCTCAAGGTTGACACTGAAGTAGAACTCAGCGTTACCACCACCGGTACCCAGGTTGCTACCACCAGTAAGACTTCCTACAGTCTTGATGCTGTTGAAACCGTGCTCAACTGCAAAGTTAGCACTGATGTCAGTACCAGAGACAGTTGCTTCAGTGACACCAATACCAATACCAGTGTCTTCAATAATTGCTAGAGTTGACTCGCGAGTGATGCTGTTAGCACGGTCGTTAGACTGAACAAATCCGATGTCATCACGCACAGCATAAGATACTGTAGGTTCTGGATCGTCTACAGGGTTGTCAACGTCAATGTCAGGACGCAAGTCATTGATGTTCTGGGCAAACCTATTTTTACCAATGTCATATGGTGACACCTCAGGGATGTTACCATACTCAAGCATCGTCAGGTTGTAAATGCCATCCTGAACACCAGACTTATACTCTTGTACCGTCTGGTGGTTGAACACCTGATATGCATTACCATAGTCCTTACGAACAAAGTAAGGTGAGAAAGTACGACCAGATCCAACAACACTCTCATCATGGCGAGTGTATGGAGTTCCTGTGGTAATCGTACTAATGCCACCGGGGTTGGTGTTCAGTCCAACTCTAAAGGTTTTCTTGTCATCAATCTGAAGAACTTCAAACAGACCGTTGAAACCAGAGTTATCTGTTCCGTCAGTATTGTTAGTAGATTGCAGACGGTTGATCTCAATGATCTGTCCACGACGCAGGTTGTGGGAGAACTTAGAGGTGATAACACCAACATTAGAAGACCAGGAGGCGTCAATGATGCTAGTTCCTTGACGCAGATCAATGTCACTAGTCAGGTCAGTGTTATCATTCTTGAATTTATCATCATCAATAACACTGCTAGTATCTTCTAAAGAGTAACCATTTTGTGGAGGTCCAGCAGTAGCACTACCATCAGGCAGAACATAGCGCAGTTGATAGATTTTTTGGATGTCCTTACGACCATCACGCTTTCTCTCAATATAAGACCGAGTAGTCTCAGGCGTGATTGCCGTCTGGTTTGCTACAATAGCGGCATGGAGGTTGTTGCCAGTCTTGACAGTGATATACCAACCATTGCTATCATACTGGATAGGATGTCCAGGTTCTCCAGGTGTCTTATAGCGAACTTCAGAAGTAACAGTGAGACCACCACCCAGGTTGTTGATACCTGTGATGGGGTTGTTTGCAGCAGCATTCTCAGGAGTTGTGGCGATCCGGATCTGATCGTTTGCTAGAGAATTTGTAATAACATAGTAATCAGTATCATAATCAATACCATCAGGAAGAGAACCATTATCAGAGAAGAATCTTACACTCTCTCCAGGGATGAATGTGTGGTTCTCTTGCAGGGTGATGATATTGCTGGTGATGCTACTGATACCTGCATTGGTACCAACCCGGTGCACTTTCTTACCAGAAGGTCCAGCACCAGTCAGCACAGTCATCAACACCTCAGCGGTGCGGACAGTGCCATCGATGTTGACCTTCAACAGTTCACCAACTCTCTGTCCAACGGTGTATACACCAGTGGTTGCTGGAGGAATGCTATCCCGCTGATTGTAGTCCCTCAGATATAGTTTGGTATCACTGGCAGCAGCAGTTTTATCAACATCCAGTTTCAACCAGTTGCTGCTGGTCTCTTGGGTAAAGTCTCGCTGTGCAGGGAGAATACCAGTAATATAACCTTTGTCGTCCTTATTGAAAGCGTTCTGTTTGAAACCATCTGCCTTCAGAGCTTGTGCCCCGAAGTTAGAGTTAGAGTTAGTAATTGATGCGTCAGAACCTGAGTCACAAATAAAGTGAACACCGCAACCCACCGCAAAGGTAGACACCAACTGAAGTTGTGCGCTGTTAGACGCCTTGATGTGGAAACTTTCGTAGGTTGGTTTGTGTCGTGCTAAACCGTCTGTGTGCAGCAGAGTACTAGAACCCAGTGCTGACTGATCTTGGTATGTGCCAGTTGTGGGATTGTATTTTACAAATGCATTATCATCCTTGTTCAAGGAAACCCCAGTAAACTGGGCAAGCACCATAGATTTGAATCCAGTTGCCTTGGCACCATCAGCATGGAGACCATTGACACCAAACACCGACCGCACAGAGCAGTTGAAAATGTATGGGGAGGCACTTGTTACAGTGTCACTCTCAACGGTGACCGTAGGAGACAACCCACTAAGGTTAGGTGTAGCAGTGGTAGCAGGTGCAGTGGTAACACTGTAGGTAAACAGAGTGTCACTCAGAACCTGAGACACAATATGGACACCATCGTACTCGGTGCCATTGACATTGCTATTGCCAGCAACACCAACAATACTGATAGGAGTACCTACAGAGAGACCATGACTGTCACTGGTAACCACAGAAACTACAGTGGTTGCAGTCGCAGAAGAAGGATTGACACCAGAATAGATGTCAGCAATCTCAATAGCACCAACCTGAGAGATAGCACCAACAATACGAGATTCATCAATGACTTTCTCAAAGTCACTGTTAGTCGGATATGATGGGATTGCCCGACCACTATTGTTACCATATGCCAGACTCAACTTGGCATAGTACATGTCCAGGTCGGTAAGACCCTTACCATCTACCAGGTTCGCACCATCAGCATACTCAAAGCAAGTGAGTTTGTGGTGGGAGAAGTTTGGAGTATATACGTTTGTTGTATAATCTTTGAAGATCCTATCTGCCGGGTCACCATCAAACAGGGTGAACTCTCGGAAGTAGCAACCACCAGTTACTCGGAACAGAGCAGTAGCAGGGATGCTATTGTTAGCAGGATCTGGTACGTATTTCGGTCTAATCTTAGTCTTACGCAGGTCTGAACCCACGATAGACGTGCCCCGAGGCATGATGACACCACCATGAATCGAGTTGAACTGATAAAGAACGTTGTCGGAACTCTGGATATTGAAGTTAGAACCAACGGAAAATTCGTTGATACTAACACTACCGCCACTCACATTGGTGGTGCTACCAGAGGTGTCGATCTGGTAACCAGGACGGTTATCAATATAGTGTACACCAGGTGATACGACAATAGTTGTCTTATCAAACTTATCGTTATCCTTTCCAAGCTGGAACGAGAACCTAGCAGATTCTAGCAATGCTCTTTGGATCGTCCTAAACGGGCGAGTCCGTGAGTTGCCAGTATTACTTACGTCATCTGTTGCATCCAGTTCTTCTGGATTGACGTATATAACATTACCCTGAATGTTCTTCAGGAAATTTTCAAGTCTACTTAGGGGCATTACCTATTCCAGACACCATTCCTTCAGACTATTTAGGGACCGTCATTATTATGTTTTCGGTAAATGAGATCCCAAATATCGGTGTCTTCCTCAGGAGGTTCCGGAGGTTTAGGTTCTTCTGCTCTTTTGTCCTCTTCTGGCATCAGGAATAAACTAGTTCAATTTCTTCGTCAAGTTGGAGTGCAGTATTAGTCAGTGTCCAGACGCTCATGAACTGATCTACAGTATCGCATTCAAGTTCTTGAACTCCTCCGGCAGAACCGTAAATGGTAAAGTACCGTCCAGGAATGTTGATCTCGACTTTGGTGACGTGCTGATCATCTGTCCAGGTGTCGATGTCGAAAGTCATGTGTTGGATGCGATTGAAACCATTATACCCTACCAGGCGTCTCAGAGCAAGTCTGCTGTGACAGTAAAGTAAGCGTTTATGACGCCACCACCGCTATTGCGGATTACGACAGACTTACCGTAAGGCATGGCATGCACAAACAGTTCTTGGAAAACAGTTCTGGGGGTGAGTTGAACGTGAATAGTGTCTACGTCAATCTTACCGCTCCAGTCTTCAGGGAGATCAATAATCCCATCAACGGTCACTGTGCCGCGAAATTCAACTTTGTTCATAATAAAGACTCCGTGTACTATGTATTATAGCACGTTACTTGGTAATAGTGTTACGAGGACCTCGATATCGCTCGTCTAGAATGTTACGTTCTTCATCATCTGGTGCCATGAATACGTTGGGGTCAGGATAGTCTTCCCAAGTTTTGCCTTCATAGTCAGTGATAAGAGGGTTGATGTCCTTCCTCTCACCATACACATGGTAGAAACAGTCGATGTCAGCACCTGAAGCGTTTCCGCCAACATGCTTCAACACAATCTTGGTGTTGTCAAACTCCTTGACAATGATGTCCTGTTGTGCTCCAATAGCAGTAAGAGACACAGTGATACTGTCCTCATACACCAGGTTTACCCAGTATTCAGGCAAAGTAATCTCATTGGTACCAGTCAGTCTGCCACGGTGATACACAGCGACTTCCGGTCCCTCAATACATGCATAGCGCAGTCGATGTCCTTCCTTTGTAGGGTGCTGGATGTCGAATGACTTACCCAAAGCATCTGCTGTAGCAAATCTACTAGCGAGTCTACCCTTGTTCAGGCAGTCAACTTTACCAGTGACATACACATCTCCATCAATATAAACAGCATTTACTGCCTCTTCCCCAATAACCTCAACGTCACCATCAACTTGCAGTGCCCTGCCTTTGACACCAGACTTGAACTTATCAATGTCCGTGCCAATGTTGACAGTTGCCTTAGCAAATCCACTGTGCTTACCTGCAATGACAGGTCCCGTAGCAACTAGTGTACCATTGAAGGGTTTATCACCATCTAAAGTCTCTTTAGCGGTGTCAAGTTTTGCTGGTTGTTCTCTACCAATATAGACTTTACCAGTCTCAATGTCCCTAATTCCTGCCATTATTCTACAAGAGAGTTGATGTAATCGCCCAAGGCGGGCGGGATGAGTTTAGATTGTGGTTCATGGATGCGAACCATGTCCCCAATAATGATGTTGAATCCTTTTGAGTTAGACAGCAATTTGTCCGCAGCATTGATAGTTACGTTATGTCCTATCAACTTAGTGAAGTTCTTTCCTTCAAAGTGAACATCATGTTCTGCATGTAAGTAGATGTCACCCGTGCTGGGATCCGTCGCCTTCATGATGATGTCTTTTGCTATCACATTGAAGGTTCCCTTACAATCAATATTGATGTCACCCTCAGACTTGATATTGATCGGACCCGCACCTTTTTGGATGAGGTTAGAACCCTTGTCATTTTCAGTGGCACGGAGTTCCCATCCACCATCTTCAAAGATTCGCAAAGATGCAGCAGATCCAGCAGCGCAAGCGATCTGGGATCGGCGAACTGCTTTTCCTTCCTCTTCCTTGCCGATTCTAAATGAACCATCCTCAGGATGATTTACAATATATGGTGGGATTTTTGACATTAGTACCCTTTAGGACAATCAATAACAGTGATAAGTTTTGCGCTAGGAATGATAGGATCTGTATACTCTTTGTAAGGTGTGAACTTGGTGATTGGTTTGATAAATGCACCAAAACCAGTCTTTGTTTTGATTCTCAGTGAAGGAAGTTCAGACAATCCAAGGTCAGCTTTACCTGTTGCCCCAACAATTCTACCATTTTCAATAACTGGTGTCAATACACCACCATTAGATGTTTCAATAATATCACCCTCCTGGTAATTATTTCCAGTATTGAGGACTACAATACCATCGATTTCACCAATAACTTGGTTACCCTCAGATTCATTGGCAATTTCCTCACTTACATCTAAGGTTCCTCCAGGGAGATAACCATCACCAGGATTAGTAATCACAACATTGACAACCTTGTCGCCATCCATGATAGCGATACCAGTTGCTCCCTTACCATTCCTACATTTGTCAACAATACTGACAGCAGGTGCACTATCAAAACCAAGACCAAAGTCTTCCATTGAAGCACCAATAACCTTACCAGTAGAACTGACGACTGCTTTAGCAACTGCTCCAAGTCCACCACCACCAAAGAACTCAATGCTTGGTGGTCCGCATTCTAGGACGTT